TGCCTAGGATCGTATATAACTCATTTCGGATACGCAATGTATCGCCATAGTTAAATTTCATAAAACACTCTCATTCCGAAAATAATTTATATTATTAATTACTATGATTGTATACGTGGTTTGAATATATGCCAATATAGCAAATTAAAATATATTAAGAAGATATATTAATTATAAATATAACCAAATAACTTAGATAATTTTTCAACAAAAACTTTTTCAATAATTAATATACACATTTTATAGAAGTTGTTTTCTGGTAATTAATCAACTCTAATCATCATATATTTATCCCCATTCTCTTTAAGTCCGCTAATTACATCTATGAATATACTAATTTTATACTATATTTGATAAAATCAAGTCATAATAGTTAATAAGATATGATTGTGATATACAAAAGTAAAATAAAATCTTTAACTATTTAAGAGTATATTCTAACTTTTATATTTATATGATATTTTCTTTCTCTGTTCATTTTATTAAATATCTCTAATATACTAAATAATTAAGGAATCTCTTCTTTACATTCATTTTTGGAGGTTAATGATGTCTATAGATCTTATTAAGCAAAAGTTAACTAGTCTTCAACATGCTAATTCAAGTAATTTTAACAAACTTGATCAATGGCTCCAATATTATCTTGATATGATTACTCATGAAAACACGAATATAGAGAAGCGGATTCCTAATATTCGTCGTGGTCAGATACTATATGTAGATTTTGGTTATAATATTCTAAGCGAATTTAGATATAAACACTACTGTGTAGCAATAAACAATAGCCCCCGAAAAAACCCTAAAGTTACAGTTATTCCTATAACATCAAAAAAACATCCGCATCAATTAGAATTGAATTATGAACTCGAAGAGCGCTTAGAAGACATAATAATAAACAAAGAACGCTCAAACTTTTGGAAGCCATTCAGAAATATTTATCCCCAATTAGAATCTCGTGGATTTAAATTAATTGCACCAGCTATAGGTACTTACGACACTGTATACCCTAATTGTACTAAATTTATACAGCAAGCAAAAACCTTTTTATCCGACGATGATGTAGAATTACATTCTATATTGAATCAAATACTTAATGACTTACATCAATTTAATATCTTTTATAAATCTTCTCCTTCTTTACATAAATCAAGTTATTTACGAGTTGAAGACATTACAACTATTAGCAAAGCTCGAATTATTTCTCCAAGATACACCTCGCACCCACTATATCAACTAAGATTATCAGATACTACACTTGATTTGATTGATACGTGGATAATAAATAAATTCACTGGGAGCAATTGACTACAATAAACTAAGTATATATAATTAAAATATAGACAGGGATTTACTCCCTTGGCACTAAAAGCCACATTTAAAGAGTAGCTAGCCTACAAAAGCAGCCATACTAGACACATGTTTAGTATGGCTGCTTTTTATATAATACAAAAGAAAATTATTATTTATAATTGATATCAATTTTTACAATTGTAAAGACTATTTGATATAATCAATTTAATAGGAGGACATTACTATGAATCCAGATGTAGATAACCCTTTATTACCCCAAAAAATTTCTTTTTCCCTAAAAGGTGGGCTAAATAGTGAATATCCCTTAGATTTACGTGCAACCGCATCTTTTCTATTATACTTTCAACATCTAATAGATAAAAGTTATTGTACTGTCAATAATATTGATCGAATTCGGCCAAATAGAAACAATGTATACAAAGTTGTTGTAAAAGACTTTACAGTAGGCTCTTTAACATCTGATTTAATGCTAATTGTTGAAGGGGCAAGACTTTCGCTACCTCTATTAGGACTATCTACCCCAGAGTCAATATGGACATACACCTGTTATGCATGTGAATTAGCTTCACGTTTCTTTAGTGGTTTGAAAGCCGATAGCAAACCACAAATACAGATTAACGGAAATAATAATACGGTTATTTATACGGATAATACTGGGGCAAATATAGAATATCCACGAGAAACATATGATATTGCTAATAAATCTGTCCCTATATATAGAAAGCTATCCCAAGCCATGATAAATGGTTCATTTTCAGAATTTAATGCTCACAGTGAATCCAAGGATATTCCTCCAATAATCTTTAACAATGAATCTGCACATCTTTTTAAAGAGCATACAGTCATTGAAGAAATTCCCCAAACAATTCACTGCAACATAATCCGTTTTGACAAAGAGTCTCTCACAGGTAAACTTAGAATATTAAATAATAACTGTGAAAATCTAAATTCTGAATATCCATTTCAAATTATCGGCAATCAAGATAGCTCACCTTACATAGCTGCAATGGATAGGGATGAAGTATTTGTAAAATGCATAAGAGAAATCTCATATACCTCTTTAAATCCTAAAATATCTCGTTTTCAAATAATATCTTTGGTAGCACCTACCCTTGATTAAGCTTTATAAAAATTTAGTAAATACAAATATCTAGTAAATCACCTTTTCAAAACTAGTTTATTTACTTTTTCTCACTCACATGCTATGTTTCTTTATAGAGTAGATTCTAAAAATTTACTCTATATTCTTACCTAAATACTATCAAATTAAACATATACTATAGCTATATTACAAATCACCTTACTTTAACATATAATGTTAGAGCCTCTTACTACAATTAAATAAAGTATTTTTTATATAAGATTCATTTTTACACACAAACTAAAATTTTTTTCATATAACAGTATAAACACAAAAAGGATTTACAGAATCAACTGTAAATCCTTTTATAATTAATTTGGTGCGGTTGGAGGGACTTGAACCCTCACGAGCGTACGCTCACCACCCCCTCAAGATGGCGTGGCATTTAATAAATATTTATAAACTCAAGGAATACAGTATCTATCAACTTTTATATAACATATATAATTATATATTTTAGCATATTTTAATATAAATTGATGTCAAATTGATGTCAAAACTGCAAAAAAAATAGGGCACCTACTTTTATAGTAAGTGCCCTTGTTTAATAATCAAAAGTTGTCTGCATATCCACCTTTATGCAGTAAGGAGAAATGGGATCACCTCCATGTTATCTGCGTAATGCACCAGCCAAGAAAAGTGCAGCATTACTAATCGCCCATGTATCACGTTGTCGACGCAGCCTTTGTTCAGTTCTTCGGTTGTTCTTTAGTTCCACCTTCAATTCGTCTAATGATGTCGAGGCTTTCTCTAATGAGCTCGCTTGCTCTGTTATTACTTCCGATGCCTTCGCTAACTCTTCGCCCTGTTTCTTGTTGATATCCTTCAAGGCGATTAAGTCCTTCGCCCTCTCTTCGTTGATAATCTTCAATTCGTTCAATTCGGTCGCCTGCTTGACTGTTAAGCTCTGAGCTTCGTTCAATGACAAGTTTGAGTTCTTGATTGAGGCGTCGGCTTCGATTAAGTTCGTTTTGAGTTTGTTCCAGTCTTTCAAGGGCACGCTGATAGTTTCCTCTTGCGGTGAGGTAGCCGTCGATGAGCTGGCATGCACCAATGATGAGCAACAAAGCACCAGCAAGCATAATAAACCGCTTAACAGTAATTTGAGATTTAACCGCATTGATGTAGTTCGTGATTTTCTCATACATATCTAGCCCCCTATTTAATCAAGATCATTCCAGCGTGCTTCATATCCTCTTACATCAACATGTACGAAGTCTTGGTGATAGTAACAGCCAATGCCGTCGGCACCACATTCCTCGGCCACTTCGGCGAGATAATCAACGTTAATGCCGTCATAAGTAATATCAGCCGCTGTACCTTCAACATGTTGAGAGTTTGGAACACCGCCAACTTCTACGTTATGTTCAGGGCACCGATAACCGCTTAACACTTCAATAGGCTTGCCAATACGTTCACGGATAGCGTCTAATACATCAACGAGCCTTTTATCAATGATGTGGTCTAAAATAGGGTGTCCGTCGCTATCATATCCATGACGGCCGCATTTGCATGCAAATTCAAAATCATCAAAATATGTACCAATTTTCATTATATGCACCTCTGTTCTTGCAATATAAAAGCCACGCCCATATATCGTGAGCGTGGCACAAACAACACTATATTATTTTTTCAAAATCATATCCACTCTTGCATGAACCACGTCAAGCAAGCCAGATATGGTAGTATTCCCGCCGTCTCGCATGTTCTCGAGTATGCTCAATAGTTCTACTGAGCCGAGATACAACCATACAATATTGACGGCGAAAGCGTATTGACCTGCCATATAGTCAAAGCACCAAGCGGCGCCTGTGGCTAGGCAATACGTTAAAACTTTAGTAATAAAAGGCTTTCGCATATGCTTTGAGGATATAATACCTTTTCCCCATGCAGCAGGTATGGCTATATATTTATCCGCCATGCTTAGATTGTCTGGATTAGCACCCATGTCTACCAGCATTTTATACCCAAGCGCTGCCCATTTTGTAATGAGGTCTAGGAATACCAATAATATGAATATTCCTAGCACCTGCACGTGTTTTAAGCCAATCATATATATCGCCACATCGGCGATAACAGCAAGCAAGGCCTTTAGTACAAACGAATCCGTCAATGTCCGCCAAGCCTCGCTCATGAAATCAGTTAATTCTTGCATGTGTTCTCCCTGTGGTTTGATTAATTATACATAGTCCATTGGAGCCCCTGTTCCAATGTACCGATGTTCAGTGTCCGACCAAATTAATTCCGTGTAATTAAAGGTGGTCTGCTGGAGCCCCTGTTCCAATGTACCGATGTTCAGTGTCCGATACCAAGTTAAATCGTTTGTTTTAAAGCTAACATTTTGAGGATTGTTTACATAAATCGGAATTTGTTTAGATGATACATTATCATTGACAGGTTGATTGCAATATAAGGCTACTGGAACGCTAGACCTAATTTGAATACTAGAAATTGATTTAGTAGCCCAAGCCGAAGGAATAAACGTAAACCCTTGACCTCGATATCTTGAAAAATCTGTATCCTCGTAGTTTGTAGCGTTAATTTTTAAAGTACTACCAAATAATTCATATTTAATGCCCCTATCGGTTAGAGTATCATCAGCAGCTGCACCAGTTTTAACGCCAGCGATTGTATAATCCGCTACTTTTACGCCTGTAAAATTATGATAAGTGAGTTTAATATCATCTTCGCCTAGAGGCGGAATTGTAATAGTGCAAGCCCCGGTACTGTCTAGCGTGAAAGGTGTATCGTTACCGACTACCTTAACGCTGTAATGTGGCTCGCCTGTTACTGATACCACTTGTTGCCCTTGGATTACGCTCGGAATAGTCAACGGCTTAAATTCAGTCCGAGGGAACGGCTTGCCCATATTACCAATTAAGGCTGTAAGTACATCGTCAACGCTGGCACTTTCACACCATACGTTACCTTGTAGCAATAGCTGATGAGCATTATCTGCCGTAGCACTTGCTCCGTCCTTGCCTTTTAACGATTTTAGCCACTCAACATATGTACCTTGAAATCCGTTTAATTGAGCGATATTAAACGCACTTAGCCCGTCCTCACCTTTAGGGCCTTTCAAGGCTTCTAATTGCTCTGGCGTAAAGTCCTCATATCGGAATGGGTCGACTTTTGGGCCTCGCGCTCCTTGTTCACCAGGTAATCCTTGCGCCCCCGGAATAACAATATCAATCACTTTCGGAACCCTTGCTTTAACGTTCACATATTCAAAGTTATTTGTATCTTCCATAATTATTGCACCCCCTAATGTGCTGAAATATCATGAATGAATTTCATATCACCCATTACGATTTTAGTGACCTCGTTCCCATGAATAAGGAACACATCATATTGACCGCTCCTATAATTGCGGCCTATGTTCTTAGTTGCCTCGGCTGTGATTGTGCAGTAAATAATATTCTCGTGAACCACACATTCAGCCTCGGCCAATAGCTTGCCCTGCACGCTCCGCACTTTCATGACTGCAGTGCAGTTGCTTAAATCAAAATCGGCACCAATCTCGTAACCTCTACGATAATCAGCGCCGATGTGTAAAGTCTCTGGCTCATTTCTGATAAAGTTCATATATACCTCGCTATTAGATCATCATTATTTCAATAGCTGGAATATTTTGAGTTCCGTCTAGTTCGCAAATCAATACTTGCGTTGTTGTGATTGAGTTTTGTCTAATAACTCCGCCAGCATTTCCGCCGTACGTTGTTATAATGTCAACGCCGTCGCCGTCCCAGCTAACTTTATGAGCCATATAGCCGTTATCTGAGCCAATAGCGGCCAATGGATAGGTAAAACTTAACCCAGCTTTTTTAATGCCTTGAAATTTGACCTTGCCGATTTCGTACTCATCTTTAGATAGGAATGTAGCAGGATAATCCTTATGAATGACTAATACTAACCGCATCGTCAATAAATTGCTGTTAAATATAACATTCCCATTCTTATCGTATATTTCCATGCCATATTTATCTGTTTTAGGCATTTTGTTAGAAAATACATACACTTCCATAGAGTCGGCAATCTTGCGAATATTTTCAAGGCTATCTGTTTCAAAAGTAATTCGTAAGTAATTCGTCCATTTTCCAACACGAGTAGGGTGATTCTTATTTCTCGTTTCTGCAAGTTCAATATCATTGACAGGCAAGTTTGTACTCATAGCATATACATATTGCTCGTTAGCTTGTCGCTGTAAGATTGGAATGTATAAATTAGCATTGTATATATCTCCGTTTGATGTGCGTTGAATACCATATATAATTCCGTCGCCGTTATATCCATAATATTTATTATGTTCCACCTCAACCGATTGTTTAATAGGCATACCCTTGAGGCTGATTTTATATTTTAAGTACAAGCAACTATCTGTATCGTTAATTGTTACTATGCTGTCATTATTATGACTTTCAAAATGTTTCATATTACATCACTCCATAAATTAATGCTACTTTACAAGGTTTATTGACGTTATTAGGCGCTTTTAAATTCCACGAAATTTTACCACCCTCAACAACAACGTTGTAACTAGGCCCAAATCCATATAAAATGTCGTCATTATCGCCTGCATACGAATTTAAGTAATACCATATATGCTGACCTTTGCTCAATTCAACTGTAGCGCTACCGCTTTCCTCAATCACGTCAAACCGTTTAACGCCAGATACTTTTGTAAGTCTATCCGTTAAGCTAACAATTTGAACGCCGTTTTTATTAAATACTTGTAATCCAGCTGGCATGTTATTTTCACCCCCATGCTTAAATAATCGCTTAAATAACTTCTTGAAAAATGTAATTATTCCCATACGCCTAACCTCACTCGCAATTGATTGTCATCGTCATATACTTCAATAAGATTATCGCTAATTTCAACCCTTGCGCCGCTCGTTTTAGTTCGCAATGTGCCGATTGTAGCCGTGATAGACGAAAGGCTATCTACCTGCATTTTATCAGCGGTAACGGCCCCAGCCTGTATCATTCCTTTAGCGATGATGTTATTGTCAAACAATGCCTCACCAGTAACATGCAATAATTTGCCGTCTATGCGTGTTCCTGCTGGGCTTAGATTGATACGGCTCACCAGTTCAGCGCCGTCAAGGCTGTTCATAGCCTCTGTTACTTTTAACTCAATACCGCTTGAAATCTGCGTGATTTGTGAATTTACATTATTTTGATAATCGCTCAAAGTGCGCTGGTACGCATTGCCAAGGTCGATGATTTTGCTATCCATACCATTAACGGCGGTCTTGACTGTGCCAACTTCGCCTTTCAAGTCGTTTACTGCTTTGTCTATGCCCTCTAGGCCTAGGCTTTCCATATCGAGTAGGGACTTATCGATTTTAGCTTTAATGGTAGCTAGTTGTTCATCACTTCTAGGGCCTTCTCCAAATAGATCAACAAATGCAACCTGTACGGTATGAACACCGCTTTCCAAAGGTATTGTTGCTACGTTTGTTGTGAAGAAATATCGCGTACCGTCAACGTAAATATTAACGCCCTTACAACCTAACTTGATATTATCGGTAGTAATACCAATGCCATTAATCAAGCTAACTATTTTAATGTTAGACGGTTTAGGCGGAATAGGTACGTTATATGTCAATTCTGCCGGAGTGCTATATCCCTTTGTAGGGTTATGAGCATATAAATATACTTTTGCACTCCGTTCTGTTAATAGAGTGCTTAAAGTAGTATTATTGCTTTTACCAATTAGCCCATACTCTTGACCTGGGTGCAGATCATATCGCAACTCGTAAAAATCAATATCAGCGTTACGCACCTCTAACCAATTAAAGGTGGCAACATCACCAAACGAAACGCCCAGCCCTTGCGGAGTATTAGGCACTTCTGATTTGAGCTCAACTAATACAGATTTGATAATGCCTTGTGAGTAGTTTCCATGACGGTCCTTTACCTTTAATCGCACCTCATATGTATGGCCTAATTCACAACCACTAATAACGATTTGATTATCACCATTACCGCCATACTTCCATTCGTTTGTACCTTCACGATACCATGCTTCGACAGTATCAAATGTATTAATAGTTGGTTGAGTAAATGCAGCCACTACATCGAATGATAATACACCATCGCCAATTTCGTAATACTTAGTAAATAATGCTAAATCGCTTACTTCCGGAATATAGTATGGTGTGATTGTATATGGATATGCTTGCACCTCATCTAACCCTTGTTCGTTAGATCCATACATGTTAAACGACGTAAACTTAAAATATACCTGCTTTCCGATATCCTCTTTACGATACGGAGCATGATATAACGCCTCGTCAACTCTTACAAACCTAGCACCAGCATTATGAGCTGTATCATTAGTTCCATATTGACCGCGTATAATGCCACCCAAAGCATAATCGCCATTAATCTGCAATTGCGCAGTTTCATAAGATAGACACTCACCGTCAACCCAACATAGAGTGTTCGCTCGTTCAGCGTCAACATGACTGCCACCTTTTAATGCACCTTGATTGATTATCACATTAGCGGAGTTTCTACCTTGTGTTAGGTTAGTTTTAAGCCTACCCATTCGAGCTTGTTGTGAGATATTGCCAATTCGTTTATAGTTTTCGTTATTGTCTGATAACCATATAGAACAGCCTCCCCAATTAGGCTCTGAATTTACACCGATATATAATTCGTTGCCCCCTACATCACCTGGCGTTTGAATAATAGCCACGTCATTTACACTTGGAGCAGGCACATTATAATCAATAAAAGGTCGTTCGTTTTCATGAACGTTATACTTTGCCGGAGCATATGTTCCTGGCGGTTTACCCTCTGCTGTAATTTCTAGTTGCCCATCTGCAGCTTCTGATACTGACGTTATAACTACGATTTGCTCACGCAATCCGCATAACTCATCTGTGATTGTTACTAGGTCACCTGGTTCCAATCTGCAAAAAGCCCAGTCGAGATGGAATGTATATTGATTCTTTGCATATAGACGTTTCATGGCCAGCTGTTCAGCGTAGTATTGAGCCCTAGCCTTAGTATAGAGATAATGAGCGGACTTCTTAGAGGCTGGTTTGAGGCCGTTCTTTTGAACATCTGCTACCACCTCGAATGATACCGTTTCTTTCTCGTAGCTATTGGCACGATTAATAAACTCAACTGTTGCCTGATTATACGTTTCTGAGCTATCTTTTCGCTTATACACGATAAGTTGTCCGTCGCTAGCTGGAATAAGATCATCTGCCGTTAAGTTATATTGAATTTGATTAGCTGGCGACCAATCGCCAATAGGCTTATCTGCTAATGGTACGATTTTCAAACGGTCTGTAGACCAAAAGACAAGGCTGTTTGTAATTTCAGCTATATCATTGATTACGTTTTGAGCCTTTGAGCTTTTACTGTCCGGAGGTGTACTAATTAGAATATCAGCTGCTTTACAATAAGCACGATAATTGTCTAATCCGTCTATGCTTACATCGTCAATGCCGATAGACTTTAACACATGCACAATATAATCGGCAGGGTTTACATCGATACCGTCGCCAGTATCTAATAGCTTTCCTCTAATTTCAAAATTAAATTGAGGTAGGCTACCTCGTTCCCCTAAATCAACCACCCCAGCCATATATGCCAAGCCGCTATAAGGCAATGCCTTTTCAGGGTGCTTGGATAAAACATAAGGCCACGGAGTTTGTCCATAATCGCCATTATATGCCGTCAGTTCGATTTTTTCGCTCGGATAGGTATATATTTCTTTGTCTCGCCAAACCTTCCCTATACCGGCGATAGGGCCCTCACATAAGCCAATAGCGCATGCAACAGTATAGGTGTAGGTTATTTCTGTATGTTTTGAACCGCCACCTTTACCAGTTCTTGTCGTACTGCGATGTTCATGAGGTGTAAAATCGTCGTAGTAAATAATATTGCCACTCAATCGTGTAGTGCCTAACACTTCAGGCACTACCTCACCATATGAAGCACTGTTGATTTGAAAATCAGCAATCATATCGGCTCGATTAGTGGTATTTTTACCGCGATTAAATAAAAAGCCCATTATTTACCGCCTTTCCTGAAACGATATATAGCACGCAAGCGACTTTTTCCTTTTGCGTCATAAAATAATACATCGTCAATCGATGATAGAATAACGCCCAAGTCAACGAACGCATGAATTACTAAATTGTTACCAATATAAATGGCACCGTGCGAAATACAACGTCCATATTGGTATAGTAGAAAATCACCGATACGAAGATCATCAAAAGGCACCTCGTCTGCTACCTGTTTAACATATTTCAGGTACTTTTCTTCGGAACGATGTAAATGCCATTCATTGGAATAGTTTTCGATGTTAAAATCTGCAATATTCATTAGGCCACTATCAACAACTGCAGCCACCAATAAATATGAACAGTCTACCCCTTTACCTTTCACCATAGCGTTATTTTGATACGGAGTGCCTAGCCATTCACATGCAGCATTTGCTATACGTTCACCTGTTGTTAATTTCATCGTATCGTCTCCTTTAAAGGAACATAAGGTGTCGCCCTATTTCGACTAAAATTATTGAATTTATTCTTACAAGTAGTCGGTGTTTTGTCGCACCCTGGATAGATATAAGCTACATCACCAATACGAGGTGATGTGTTAGTCGCACTCATATAAATAATAGTGCTATTTTTACTATCCATAATTTGCGTTGCTTGCCCTGCTAACGGTCCGCTTATCCATTCCATACCACCGGCTGTATAATAGCCGTCCTCAAACGGTATATCGATTTGCACGGTATTGGTACCAGTAACAGCCGTTACTTTTGCTTTCTTGTGATAAGCCTTAATATCGACACCGCACTCTTTCGAGTAAATGCTATAAGGACATTGAGGATAATATCTTCGGTTTGGATATTCGATATTGAGCTTTTGTACAACTGACTTTGCACTAATCTTCAATATAAAGCCACCGCCCTGTGTTACTTCGCAAATTCCATGGAATAGGTCTATGCACTCAATCACCTTACCAGCATCGTCAAAAAAGGCACGGCGTAGATCAAGCGTTGCACCGTCTAAACCACCATTATGAGCGACTTCCAATACAGGCACACCACCAATTTGGTCGTTTTGACTAGCAGTAATGGTTACGCTTAATTTATCAACACTAACAGTACTGTTCGTAGCTATTTTTTCACGCGTAATAATAGGGCCATCACCTTTATAAGTGTGGCCCCCATAATTTACATCTGCATCGGTATCGGCCCAGTAATAGCTGATACCGCTTTTTAGTTTTAGCTCGTATAAATCACATGACAAGAATGATTGAGATGTGCTTAAATGATTGCTTAAAATCTGTCCGACTTCCTTCATTTACTCACCTCACTGTTACCAATTTAAAAGACTTAGACTTGAATATGTCTTTATAAATAATCTCGTCTGTATAATCACCGCTGAACATAACTTTCCAATAATATGTATAATCAGCAGTAATAATCGCAGTCGGTGCTACTGTTACCCCTTGTGCTAATCTGATTACACCCTTATCAGATACAGCATTTATCGGTGTCCCATTAGCGTATAATTTTAGGTTTTCGATATGTGCTACCGGTTCCCTAAAATCGCCATACAAACGAACTGCTTGCCATTCAGATTTGGCCCCAGTACCTAAACGAATACCCTTTTCCTCAAAATCTTCTGGATCCAACCAAAGAAAAGGAACTGTACCGCCTTTTACTTTTGCATAGAACCCCATAATTTGCTTATGCTCCTCTGGAGTTAATATTGCAAATTCAGTAGTGATTGTATATTGCGGATACTGCCACGTTGTCATGGTTCGTACTCGACCACTCCCAGTACGCTTTATTTTAGTATCCCACTTTTGAGATTTTGTAGACTTCCACGCAAGGGATTTGATATCCGGAAATTTAATTAAATCTGCCATGCTACCACGTCCCCTCCGTTGCTATAAATTCCCTATCTTGGTTAACTAAAAACTGTCTTAGCGAACGTCCTGCGGAGTTTTCGAGCCATGTTCCAAACGATTGGGCGTCCATAGCAGATACGTTGAACGTAATGCTACCAGCACCGCCACCATTAGCACGAGCTATACCGCCACCAATTTCATCGTATGTACTTTCACTCAAAGGCAATACAGCTTCTTTGTACTTACCTTCGCCAATCTCAGCATAAGTGGAGCCATATGCCACACCACCGCTTGCCAGTTTTGGTAGTGATAGATTGCTACTAAATCCACTTGAGCCTGAGTTAAACATACCGGAGAACGCACTTTGTGTAGCTGTTTGAGCTGCACCAGCTGCCGTGTTAGCACTCCATGCAGCCATACCAGCGATAGCACTAGCACCACCTGTTGCCATGCTAACTTGTTGAGCCAATGCAGCCCATGCTGGATATTGAGCGTTAGCCGCAGCAGTACCAGTTGCAGCCTGTTGAGCTGCCAACATTTTGCCGAATACGGCTTGTTTAATTTGACCGGCTATCCATTGAGCTACACAATCAGCAATAGTTTTAAGAATGGCTTTGCCGAGATTTTGGAACGTTTGCATAAGAGTTGTTGTGCCTTGAATAAGCCCTGAAATAGAATTTTGAAAACTATCCAAGCCGGCTTGTGCAGCGTCAAACATAACTTGTTGTCCATTCCAATGAGCATCGAATACTGCTTCTTTCCACTCCTCAAGAAGCTGTTTTTTTAAGTCGTAGTGCTGTTGTTCTGCAATGTACTCATCTGTCAATGCAGCTTGAAGTGCCTCAAAGTTTTGAGTACGCATAGCCTCATCAATAGCATACTTTTCATTAACTAGATCAGTATGTTGTTGCAAAGCCTTTTTTGCATACTCGTCTTGTGCCGCTAACAACTCCTCGTTTTTCATTTTCTCGTAGGAGATTTGTCCGTCAGCACTCATTTCGAATTCAACACCTCGTTGTTTTAACAGATCAATATGATGTTGTTGCTCCATTTTGTCCATTTTCATGAACTTATCGACCATTTCTGCATAACGGTCCTCGATTTCGTCAATGGCGTTGGCATAATCTGTTGCCAACTGCACGGCAGGAGATACACTGCCTGTACTATCTTTACTTGAAGTTTTAAACGCAAAATCTTGTTGCATATCACGAATACCAGTTTCAATAGCTCGAAGTTTTGTAAATTCCTCTTGCTTAGCCTTGATACGTTTATCCGCATAAACATCGTTAAGGTTCTTTAAATCTTCTTGATAATTAACGTTAGCACTCTTTGATTTATTGAGCTCATCGAGTTCCTTTTTGTATTGCAATTCGATTAGTTCGACTTGATTGCCTTGCATTTCCAAGAACGATTGCAAGATTTTTTCGTGGACCTCTTTGGCCTCTTTTGCAAGATCCTTTCCGGAGTGGCCTTTACCACCTCCGCCACCTTTTCCACCTTTACCGGTACCAGCGGAACCGCCATCATCTTCGCCACCACCGACAACGTCTAGGCCTGTATCACCGCCACCGGATAACCCTTGTGTTATTTGTGAAGCCATATTAACGCCAGTATTTACAATATCTTGTGCCGTTTCAGCACTGATTGTATCAACTTGTTGAATAGCAGTAAAAGATGTACCAAAGAATTTTGCTACTTTATCGCCTACGCTATTAAGTTTTGCAATTAACCAGTTAAGCCCTTCGATAATTTTATTCACACCCCAAACAGCGGTATGCACAATAGTTGAAAATACCGAACTTAACGTATTACCGAACCCATTAGACGCAGCAGATGCAGTCGCAAACACACCGACCAAAGTCATTATTACTGATATTAATATTCCGACTGGGTTTGCCTTCATTACAACATTTAATACACGCTGAGCAGTAGCTGCAGCTAATGTACTACTTCTTAAAGCTAGAAATAGAGATTTAAGGACAGTTGTCCCCAAAGTCAATGCGCCTATCGATAAGATAGTACCTTGAATAGCTACTTTAACAACAGTCATTGCTAACGCATATGCCCTGGTTGCAATCGCAGAGGCTACTTGTGCCGTTTTTAACGCTACGGTTTTTACTGTTAATGCAGCTGTTTGAGTGCTACATAATGCAACAGTCGCTTTATAAGTAATAAATGCCGTTGTAACACCTACAATGGCAGTGGCAACCCCTGGCATGGCAGTTCTAAATAGGTTGGCAAAGCTCGTAACAATATTCTTAGCTGTACCAATTACAACTGATAACGCACTAAATGCACCCCTTACAGTAATAATGGCTGCTTGTGCAGCAGTGCCAACCAAACGAAAGGCAATAGATAACCCAGCAAGTGCATCGTTTAATACACCCGAACTTGTCATGTTGCTTATTTCTTCCATAGCTGGTTGAAATGCAGCTATTAATTCGTTCTGAACTTGTGTTCCTATATCTTGGAACGTCATAGGAATTTCTGCAAACTTAGCGTTTGTTTCTTCTGCACTATTGAATAGGGCTTCTTTGATAATGTCAGCAGTAATGAGCCCTTGCGAACTTATTTCCTTCAATTGACCTACAGTCAAGCCCATTTCACTGGCAATAGATTGTGCCAACATCGGAGCGTTTTCCATAATTGAGTGGAATTCGTCCCCTTGTAGCTTACCAGCTGCCATTGCTTGCGTTAACTGGTACATAGCTGATGTTGTTTCTTCAACGCTAGCACCGGAGATTTTGAACTGCTTATTCAACTGTTCAACAAAATAGATTGCTTCGTCATTTGAACTGAAAGCGTCTTTTGCAAGCATATTCAACTTAGCCACGCTATCGGCCATATCTAAATAACTACCACGAGAACGATTAGCGGCGCTATATATCTTGTCCATTATTTCAGCAGTAGACTGACTGCCGTCATTAATTAGATTGATACGTGCCCTAATCTGTGTAAGTTGGTCGGTGGTTTGAACAGCACTAACTGCCATATCTTTCATGGCTCGCCCTGCAGCTTCAATCCCTATTGCCGCAGCACCAAATGCAGCACCACTTTTGGCAGCGTTCATGATACTAGGAATTTCTATACCGAAGATCTTCTGCGCTTTGCTTTTAACAGCCTCCATCGAAGCAGTAACGTCTTTTCCTAGTGCATTTTCCGCTTTCTTAGCCACCCTATCAAGTGCTTGCTCGGCACCACTAGATGAACCGACTATGCGTACATTGATTTGTGAATCTGCCATTTTCTTATATCTCACCTCCCGCCTGTCTAAATTCTTCCATGAATAACTTTTCTTCCGTTTTGCGTTGTGCCAACGTAATAGGGTGTAATTGCTTCATGATGTCCTCGACTTTTAACCGCTTATTGCCAGCAATATGAACGTTTGTCATTATGCACGTAAAATAAGCCTGTCTACGGTCCTCAATCTCCATTCGCAATTCGTACCCTTCCACCAGTTTGTAATATTCCATAGGGCTTAGTTTCATAAACTCCCAAGGCTTCAAATTGAGTGGACCATACGCCATACGCTCGGCCTTTGTTATCCATAAATTAAAAGAGGGGGCTGTATAGCCCCCTTCTAGTTTTTTGCTTCTGCTTCCTCTGCTTCTACCTCAGATTGTGCTTTTTCGTCAGCTTCTTCAGGAAATAATGCATAGTACGCAGCCTTACCAAAGACACCGCTACCAATTAACGCTTGAACGATTAATTCTACTAGGTCGCTATATTGAACCGTGCCTTCGTCAAACAATTCTTGTAATTTATCTTGGTAATAGATATAATCACGCTTTTTGCCGTGTTGTTTCATACCAACAACGAATGCAGTAATAAGCTGATTAAATGTCATTGTGCCACTTTGTACAGCTTTAAAAATAGGTTCGCCCCATAGCTGTTCAAGTTCAGCAATTCGACCAATCGTAAAGTAAATTGTTTCGCCAGTATTAAATACATCACATGTGATTTTTTTCATGAGTGCGCGCTCCTTATATCAAATATAAATTATGGTTGTTTCAATTCAGACAATGCACCTACGCCATTTAAACTGCCTTTATACGTTGCCACATCGTCATGTGGTGTGTTCATAGACAATTCTGTAATGGAGCAAATACCTGTCATGTAGGCTTTATTAGGATATTCAATCTTGATGTTAATAAGATCATCATTCAAGAACGCTTTTTCTAACAATTGCAATGACTCTTCGTTAGGCATAAGCAATGTTTCAAGGTCGATAGACCACTCTTTAAGGCCTGGGATAGTAGACTTCCAACCGTTAGTGCCTTTATGCGATGCATCGATGCTATCAGCCTTACGAGATACATCACCAGTACGCTGTCCGCCTAACAAAAGCCATTCGGCACCTGTTGTTTCGTCGGTGCCAGTATTAACATAAATCAAATAATTTTTACCGGCAGTAGGCATTGCAGCCTGTTGCGGTTTATAAAGTTTTTTTGCTGTAGCTGGTTGAGCTGGCATTAGTAGATACCTCCGTTTGTTTCTTCATTCAAATTAATAAGGCGAGCCACAAACCTGTACTGTGTGCCAATCAATGGACGTACTGAATCATGGTCGCCTACTTTACTTGTACATTTAATATCGATGATTTGATAGCCACTATCTTGCAAGATACACATATTGGGATTTAAACATCCACAATCATCACGCAGCTTAGTCATGATTTTTTCAAGCTTTGTTTCTAGATTTGCTATTAGTTCATATCCAACTGATAGGTCCGGGTCATCATTCCGTCCCCAAACTTCAACAAATAATTCCTGTTGCATTTCAGATTGCACAGAGTTGTCTCCTGGCATCGTTTCTCCTCGAATAACCATAATAACTCCATGACTATCAATCTTAGCAGCCTGTGGGCGCATAGCGCCCAATATAACATTAAAATCATATCCGGAGCTAACAATGATATCTTTAATATGTTTCATTAACTCAAACCACATATTACCCCCTATAGATTTCAACAGAACGATATCCTTTGTACTCTGTAGGGTTACCTGTAAGCTGCTCCGGTGTTATTCGCGATTCCAATAATTTAATACGAGCTTCATAGTATTCTAATTTTTTAGAATAAAAGTCATCCGTCGAACCATTACTAGTATAACTTCCTGGTAAAGCATACGATTTATTAACGCAGACTTCTCGATAGATATATGCAAGGACTAATTCATCGATAGTAAAACTACGTATAACTTTATCCTTTGACACACCCAATCTATCCGCAAGTACATATAGCCATTGTTCTGCTTTGGATACAGCGGTCTCTGTTACCTCTTGCGTTAGCAATTCATCCCCTAATAGGTCGGCCATATCTTCAAAATTATATAGCATACAGTACTCCTTATATTTCAAAACTTAGCGTAATCTCATCTTTTACTAGCCCTTGTGCCACATCATCTAGTGCAATACCGGTATATCTGGAAAAAATACTAGTAATATTTGAGACATTATTCTGCAACGCTTCATACAAAAATGGATCTGGGGCAGTCCCAGGGTGAACCACTTTCCTAGCAAATATAAACCCATTACCGCCTTGTGGTACGAATCTCAATATCTTCTTAAAATGCGGCCGAATTACATGTGCTGGTGTCCCTGCATGTACAAAAGGGCCGTATTTAGCGACATCACTATCAATAAACACAACCCCTTGCATTCCACTATTAGAAATTCGATAATCAACAGCCTTTTCTAAATTCCCTGTTCTCGAGGTAAATCTATGTTTCTCCTGTGCAGTATCTCGAACTTCAATAGTACTTGCTTTTACTGCCTGACAAATACGCTTGTTGAAAATATCCTGGCTATTCATAGCAATTATTTTTTACCGGAACCCTTGCCGGAGGTTTTATCCTCAGTGCCCTCATCCTTAGGCTCTTTGTCCGGAGGATTTTCATCCTTAGGCTCTTTGTCAGCCTTTGGGGTTGTATTTTTAGGTTCCTTTACAGGTTTATCTTCCACAACTTCATAGCCGTGCTCTTTAAACCATTCAATGTGGTTAGCATCTTCGGTGAAGCCTTCACCATTCACAAATACAACTGAACCAGTTTGACCTGTATAATCAGGCACTGGAGATTTAATAATCGGCATAATTGACCTCCTTATTTAACCTTAATTTTACGGAATACGCCTGCTGCCTTAGATGCTTTTAATGCAACAGCAGCAACCATTTCGACCTCGCCTTTTTTAACTGCACCAGCATTGGTGAAGTCAGGCAACCACAAATTAACCACATTATCGCCAGCTAAAGAAACACCGTGGAAACCATCGAGGCCAAGGCGTGCGACATATAAAGAAGTTTCACCTTGACCATTAATACCTACCACAGGATCATTGCTACCAGCTTTGGCACCAAGGTCAACTAATGGTGTAATGCCGTAATATTCAACTTGTTGTCCGAATTGATTTAATTGAGTAGAGTACATCGCAGAACGTCTAGCTACTGCTCGAATTTTAGCAATCAATTTAGAGTTGCCCATAATGGCAGATGGCGCACCATCCAAGCCTAAAAGGAATTCATCGAGTTGGTCTAAGAATGTCTTGTAGTTTGCATCAATAGCACCACTATCAGACAAATCAATAGCTGCTGTAGGTGTATATTCAGTAGAAGAACCTAAAAGCGCCTTGTCTAAACCATCAAATGCTTTAGCGTTGGTACCAGTATCGCCATTAATAACTGTGTCATTAAACAATGCAGTTGCAGCCTTGACCTTTTGCTCGATTTGTAATGTTACTTCATCAACAATACCGCCCATTTTAGCGATTACACGGTCGATTTCAAAGGATCCGCCAAATACTTTCAAATCAACAGTATGACGTTTACGAGTTACACTTTGAGGTGTGTATTCAGCATTAATATCACGAAAATCTGCGGTTGGTTGTGTTAATAATCGAGTATAACCATAGGTTAAAGTACCGCCACCGCCAGTAGGAGATACAGCATCATCAAATGTTAAGTTTTCAAATAAAAAGGACGATTTACGGAATTCATCAATAACTCCCATTTGTAAATCGTCTTGTACGTTAAGTTTTGCTTCAGCTAATGTAATTGGCATTAGTTTATTCCTCCGTTATTAGAATTTATAAAATTTATTGGGCTTCAATAGCAGCCGCTACGGCCCCCTTTAAACCTACTGGCTTATTACTGCCAGAATTGTTGCTTCCTGCACCACTTGTGCCTGAACCACTCCCGCGTTTTTGTACA